ATACTCTTTAAGTAGTAAATACAAAAGGAAAGTTCCCTCTTAATTGTCAGACAACTCTATCGGCACTCCCTCGGGCTGTCGCCCTCGGTCGATGGTCGGCTGTCGCCTCCTCTGTTAGCACATTTGTTCTTACTGTTCTATACCAACTATAACAATAATTGTGTTTACACGTTGTTCATAATTTATCCTTTATTTATTAACAACTCCATGATACAATAAAAGAAAAACTCAAGGAGATATAAAGAAAATGAAAAGACCTAAAGACGGCATTATAAATAGTAAGCTAACACCTTATGAAATGCTGCAACACGCAATGTTAGTGCAAGCGGTGTCAGATATTAAAACGACAACATGGTACAAGTTGCCACGGGATGGAATGAAGTGTTCATACAAAGAGGGTGCTGAGGCTGTGCAGTATATTGTTTTAGTCTTGAAAAATCACGGTTACACTGAAAAGGAAATTGGCGACATTTTCAGAGAAATTACACCACACAACTATAAATATGAAATTGTAAAAGAAGAATTAGCAAAGAGAGGTATCGAGTTATGAAACAAACAGAAATCCAGGCAAAATATTTCACACGTTGGCACTACGATTATATCAAGTCCACTTCCAGTAAAGCGGAGTATATCGCCCGTGTTGGCAAACTTGCCAACGTTGCAAACAAGCGCGCCAAAACACTAACAACAGCAATATCAAAAGGCAGAATCACGGAAGATAGAACAGCACTTTTCAGATATCAAGATGCAGTTGACTACTTTAACAAGCGCGTTTCTTATAACGCTTCTTATGTTTCAGCGGGAAAAGCAGTTTACAAAGATTTTTCAATTCGTGAATTGAGAGCGTTAGAAAACAAGCTTTTGCACTATCTTGAAGCAAAAGCTTCAACCGCCCGCGGTAGCATCGAAGTAGAAAATAAAAGAGTAGCAACATTTAAAGAACGTTACGGGGTTGACATTTCCAATCTTTCCAAAAATATCCGTGATAAACTTTTTAACACGTTGCACTATATATCAGATAAAAAGTATGCACAGCTATCAAGTGATCAAATAGTTACAATGTTAACTGAGGCACTTAATACAAACACACGTGAGGGATTGAATGAAATCTTTAGCACTTTTGAAGATTTATACCCGTCTGTGAAAGATCAAGCGGAATTTAGAGTTGCACTTATACAGAACAGTTCGCTATCATGGAAAGATAAAGCTAGAGAATTTAAAGCGGCAAACAAACTATATAAGAGCAAGCGAGCGAAGCCAAAACCAAAGTCTATAAGGCAGGAGTTGTAAATTATGATAGTTCAATGTTTAAATAGGTCAAATAAATATGATGATATAGAAGTTAAGTCAGTGACGGACTATGTGCCGTCACATGGTTTTTCCTTGCATAAACCTTTAGGCAAAAAGAAAGACAGTCCCTATTATATTGATCAATTTGGAACATTTGACATTGAAACAACATCACGGACACGGATTGAAAAAGATGATCAAGGCGAAGAAGTGACAAAGCCTATTGATGCTTTTATGTATGTGTGGTCGGCTTGCATTGATGGCGAAGAAGTGCAAGGCAGATACTGGAAAGACTTTGTTGATTTGCTCGATAAAATACAAGCTTACTATAAAACAAGTGAATCACGGTATTTTGTGATTTACGTTCACAATCTTCCGTTTGAATTTTCCTTTATGATTGGATATTTAAACGATTATAGCGAAGTGTTTGCAACTGGTAAACGTAAACCGCTTGTGTGGCGATTAAAGAAGCGTGGAATTGAACTGAGGTGTAGTTATAAGCTAACTAATATGTCGCTTGATAACTTCACGAAAAAAATGGCGGGATGCCAACACATAAAAGCAAAGGGGGACTTAGATTACTCTCTTATCAGGCACAACGAAAGTTATATCAATCCTATAGAGTGGGGATATATAATAAATGATACTTTAGGACTTTGGGAAGCACTAACATACATGCTTACAAAAGATGGAGATAAAATTGCAGCAGTACCTCTAACAAGTACCTCGTATGTGAGACGTGATATGAAAAGAGCTATAAGAAAAGGCACTACCACAAGGATGTTAAAGAAAAAGTTAGCTTTAACAGACAAAACATATAAGCTTTTAAAAGAGGCTTTTCGTGGTGGTGATACTCACGCCAACATGATAAAATGTGCTAAAATCTATCATGACGTATATAGTTTTGATGCTAGCAGTATGTATCCGGCTATGCTTCTTTTGATGCAGTTTCCGGTAACAGCATTTGAAAAAATGCCCGTAACATCCAAATGTTTAAAATATATAAAAAGTAAAAATCTTGCCTGGATAGCACAAATAAAGCTTACAAACGTAAGACTTAAAGAAGATCAATACAATCCGTATATATCTATAAGCAAATGCCGTAACTTGCAAGGGGTAGACCCCGACAACGGCAGAGTGTGGAAAGCGGCAGAGCTTGAAACAACTGTGACAGATATAGACTTTTACATAATAGAAGAATGCTACGATTTTGACAGCATTGAAATTATAGAAGATACCCTCTATACCGCACGTTATGGGTATATTCCAGATGATGTAAGAAGTGTTATCATGGAATATTTCACGGCGAAAACAAAACTGAAAATAGCCGTAAAGAAAGCAGCGCCAAATTCAAAAGAGAGGGAAGAAGCGGAGTACGATCTAATGAAAGCTAAAAATAAATTAAACGGTATTTATGGCATGGCGGCAACAGACCCTGTTCATCCTATTATGTTGTATTTGGAAAACGAATGGCAAGAATTTTCTTATGCAAGGTATGAAAATGATATTGCATATAAAGAAAAAGTTGATGCAAGCGGCTTTAAAATTCCAGATGAAAAGAGCATTACAGAGCAAAGTGAAAAAAGTGTACTGCCTTATGTTTGGGGGGTATATACAACGGCACATGCAAGAAAACACTTGCGTAGGATTTTAGCATGTGCGGAAAGCTCTTATATTTATTGTGATACAGACAGTTGTAAAGCAACTAACTTTAATTTTGAGAAATTGACAGAATTAAATAATTGGATATATGAGCTGTGTGAAGAAACTAATACTTTTGTTGATATTGACGGCAAAAAATATTATATCGGATATTTTGACTGTGAAAGCGATGTAAAATCTGAAAATAGGTATGAACCCGAATACAAAGATTTTAAAACGCTAGGGGCAAAGAAGTATTGTTTTAATGCGTATAAAGAAACAAAAGATAAAACATATTTTGGTTGTACTATATCAGGAGTTAAAAAGGCAAGGGGGGTAGAAGTAATTAAAAACCTTGATAACTTTAGAGAGGGGTTCAAAATAAAGAATAGCGGCGGTTTTCAAATCTGGTATAATGACAGCGATACTGTCACAAAAGCAAAAGTTGTTGATTATCAAGGCAAAGAAGCAATAACAGAGTATACAGGCTATAGTTGTATGATAGCTCGCGATTATGAGATAGGTTTATCAGATGATCAGATCAAGAATTACACTATAGTTGATGAAATAGTAGAGTAAATAACGTTTTAGTTGCAAAACTTTTGTAAATAAGTTATTATATACTTGTAAAGGATAATAACCTTAAATAAAAGAAAAGAGGATATCGAAAATGAGAATTGAAAGACAATCAAGAGAATTTGACAAGAAAGAAATGTTTAAGATGGCAAATGACAATCATTTGTTAATGAAGAATTTACCAGATGATACTATCGTAAATGTTACAGATTATGTACGCTACACGACAGATGACAATAAGGAAGTGTCTGTTTTTTATCACACCAACATTGAGACAGGTGAAATTGTAACAATTGCAACGTCAAGTCCAACAGTTATCAAGACGGCAGAAAGTGCGTATGATTTTATGGACACCTACAATTTACAGTTTAAGCTGACACGTTCGCAGAGCAAAGCAGGCAGGACTTATATGAATCTTGAGCTTGTATAAGGCAGGAAGGGAAGTCAATTTGACTTCCCTCTTTAAGTTAAAGAGGTGATAATATGACTATGAGTTTATACAAAGAAAACGGATATTTGAATTATAAATATATTTGTGATATTGGACAGCGATATATAGATATCATAGGCGGAAGAGGTATCGGAAAATCGCATTTGATATGTGATATATGGAATGATGGGCACTTCCCTATTTTATACGTGCGTAGAACAAACGTTGCACTTGAGAACAGCTTTTCGACTATAGGCGACTTTGTAAAACCTGATTGGTTTGGAAAAGATATTCGTTTGAAATATAACGACAAAAAAGGTTATGGCAAGGCATACCTGACAGACGAGGATTTGCAAAACGATAAACCTTTTATAGTAGGTGTTTCGCTGTCTACTTTTCAAAACAAAACTGGTATAGACTTTACGCGTTTTTATGATGTAATTTTTGATGAATTCATTCCACAAAAAGGTGACAGACCTATAAAAAATGAATTCCAGGCATACAAAAATATTATGGAAGTACTTTTCAGAAACCGCCCAGACTCGGAAACGGAAAAAATAAGAACTTGGTTTTTTGGGAACTCTAACGCAATTATGTCTAACATTTTAATTGGATATAGACTTATCCCAGACTGTTACAAGGCGGTAAAAGAAAGAACTGAAATTACACAAGTAGATAGGTGCGAGACAACACTTATACTACCGTTTAAGTCTCCTATTTCTGAGAAAAAGAGACAAAACGCTTTTTACAGAAATCTTCCAAAAGGCAGAGCGAAAATGGAACTTGATAACGAATTTATGGATTTGGAAGATGACAGAATACGACATCAAAACTTAAAGGAATATACACACGATATGAAAACACCTCTGTTTTCAGTGTGGCTGCATAAGTCAGACTTTAAATTTTACGTGACTAAACCTATGCGCGCTTATTGTGATGATGTTTTTGATGCTTCGCCATCATCGCTAGAGAGGTGGCAAACAAGTAGTAAAAAGTATTTAAAACCAATGTTTATAAGTGGTGACATAACATTTTCAGACTATGAAACACAGTGCGATTTTTTGGCATCGTTTGACTGTGTATCATGGTATGATATTTTATAAGTTGTAATTGACAAACAATTATATAAATGATATATAATAAATAGGCGGTTGCACTATCCAAACACTAGCCAGTGTGTGCGAGTCGGGGACGACAGACAGACCGCCTATTACTGCTGTATAGCGTAGATGGGTAGCGCATGTGACTTTGAATCACAAGGTAACAGTTCGATTCTGTTTACAGCTGTCAACAAAATAAAGAAAGAAGGTTAAAATATGAAAATTGATGAGATTTTAAAGCTTGTAAACGCGGGCTACAGTAAAGATGAAATTGCAGCGTTTGACGTTAAAGCAGAACCAAAGGCAGAACCAAAGGCAGAACCAAAGGCAGAACCAAAAGCATCCCAAAATGATTTTGACTATGACAAGTTTGCAACAGCACTTGTAAAAGCGCAGCAGCTAGCCAATGGCAAGGCTAATTTTGGTGGTTCAAACGGCAATACCGATTTAAGTAAGTTTTTCTAAGGGGGGCAGACTATGGCAAGTTTAAATTATACACAAATTTCTGCTATTTTGAATACCATGTATGAGGAATACACCGGAAGAACAACGGGGCAGAATTTAAGCTTTGGGCAGATGCAAAACACGTTTAAAATGGGATTTGAGAGGGAAGATGATAACCTCTATCAAATTATTCCAACAGTCCTTGCAAAGACTATTTTTAGCATTCGCCCCTATTCAAGAAAACTTTCTGGTATGGTTTGGGATGCGCAACGCTACGGCAATTATATTAGAAAGTTTACACCTATTGTAAACGATTCCAACATTGACAATGATGAGTGGAATATAAAAGCGGAACTTGCTAAACCAGAGGCAAGCCAGGATTGGAAAGCGGGAACAAAGCCCGTAAAGTATGATGTACTTCTTACAATCGCAAGTGGGGGACAAACTTTCGCTCGAAAGTATACTATTTGGAAGAATCAGTTAAACGCTGCTTTTGACTCTGAAAGCGGAGTAGCGTCCTACTTCTCTATGTTAATGACTGAATTTTCAAACATTTATGAGATGGATCTTGAAAATATTGCTAGAGCGCAGCTTGCCAACCTTGCAATTATTTTAGCAGATGCCAGCAGCAAAAGCCCGACAATCGGTAACCTGTGTAAACCGGCACAAGTATTTCATGCGTTAACAAAGTATAACGCTGAAACCGGTTTGGCTATGACTGCAAAAACCATCATGAATCCAGCTGATTTCCGCCCGTTTATGATTTGGTTAAGCGCTGAACTGAAAACGCTGAAGGAAAACCTTGCCATTCGCGGAACCCGTTTTCACGGAGATTTCACAGGCAAAGTTGTAAACCGGCACACGGAGGCAAGAGACTTACGTTTCTATCTTGTTTCAAAATTTGGAAACTATTTTGAGGCAAACGGAAGCGAGTTTTTCCATCCAGAAAAGGCAGAACTGGGCGATTATGAGAAGGTTACTTTCTGGACAGATCCCGAAAAACCTATGACGATTACGGGAAGTGCGGAAGGTGTCAATGCAGACGGTACAAGTAAGTTTACACTTACAAACAAGACTGTCGAAAATGTTTTAGGAATTATGATGGATATTGACACGCTAGGAATTGTCCCTGTTGATCAATCAAGCGCTATGGAACCATTAAATGCTCGTTATCTTTTTAGAAACGGTTGGAATCATTACACATTCAAAACACCTGTGGATTTTACTGAGAATGCAATCTTGATTTTATTAGATTAAACAAAGGGGCTGCAAGCCCCTTTTCTTGAAGGGGGTACACATGGCATTTGAAGTTAAATTTGGAAAATCTGACAAAAGAATAAATAGCACGAAAATTCCAACATTTTCAGAAGGGGTATCTTGTGTACTTAAAAGCGGCACAAGCGTAGAAAATCCAACTTTTATTTTGCAGTCTGTATCCCCTTTTGATTGGAATGTTGCATATTGTGAAACTTTTGGAAGATATTATTTTATCAATGATGTTACATATGTAGAATCTACATATGAAATTTCTTGCACTTGTGATTATTTGGCAAGTTACAAAAGTGAGATTTTAAACAATTCTATGTATGTAACACGCTCATCAAATGTTGCAAATTTTAATCGATACTTGATTGATACAATGTTTCCGACTACAGCTCAACCAACCATTTCACAGTCAACAGCAACTTTACCAACTTCGAAAACAGGCTCGATTTTGTGCTGCATTATCGGTAATGGCGAAAATTCTTTTTTGTCTTTACATCCCGCAACGTTTAAAGCTGTAACAAAATATTTATATTCGCCAGATTATTTAAACGGTTTAAACACAATTTTGGAAACACCATCTGATGTGCAGAAAGAAATAGTTCGACCGCAAGACTACTTACAAAGTGCAATATGGGTTCCGTTTGATGTTACAGACGGAACACCAACAGAAATTGTACTCGGGTATGTATCTACAAGTTACAGTGGTAGAGACGTGGGCACGGGCGAAGTGTTTACGCATACTGTAGAACTCGCAATTCCTCATCACAGTGAGAGCGAGACGAACAAATACATGCTATATGAACCTTTTACACAATACGTTCTAACTTTGCCTTTTATTGGTACGATGCGGTTGTCAAGTAAAGAGCTTGCTGACATTGAGTCGCTATCTGTAAAATATTCTGTTGACATAAACGGCGCTATTTTCGTTACAGTTAAAGCGGGAAGCATACTTCTTTTCACAGCAACTGGAAACTGTGGCGCTCCTGTAAGTTACTCATCACGCTCTACAAATGTAATAGGAACTGTATCAAGTGCAATAGGTGCAGCGTTTTCTTTTGCAACTCATAATATTTTAGGCGGTATCTCTGCAATTGAATCTGGTATTTCTAGCATCGCCCCAACTGTTGAAACAAGTGGCGGCAGTGGTGGTACAATGGTAGGCAGCAACGTTATTGCATTGAGAGCGATTTTTGCAAATCAGCCAAACCGTGATTATGAACATTTTGGTTATCCAGTTTGTAAAAAGATAAGTTTATCTAACTTATCTGGTTTTTTGCAATGCGAAAGTGCAGATGTAAGTTGCTCTGCAACTGAGAACGGAAAAGCAATCATAAACGATTTTTTGAATGGGGGTGTTTTTATAGAATGAAACCTTTTGTATATAGTGGGTACTATGTGGGCGAAGGTGTTTCAAGTCCTATTATTAACGAATATGAATCAAGGCAAAATCCAAACATGATCCATATTAACAATACTTGGGACTATGCAACATATTTTCGCTACTTTTTACAACGTGCAGAAAGTCTTATCGTTTTCGATGGTATGCCTCAAAACTGGTCTAAAAATTATATCTATCCTCTTTTGTTTTTAAAAGGAAACTATTGTGTTATGAACACCGCTCGTTTTGGTATCATACCACAACACGGAAATCCGTATGGGTTTGATGTACAATATCAGCCTACAAATTATATAGTTGCTAATCCAGCTTTTGACGCTAGTTTTAATGGCGATTTGGTTATCGGTGAAGATTGTGAGATTGTAAAATTAACACCTGATTGGTGCGGTATTGGAGATCTTATCAATTCATATGCGCAGCGTGTAGCGTTAACGCTCTCAAACTGTGACGTTGCTAGTGCACTTGCAAAGTTTGGTTTTATTTTTACAGCCAAAAACAAAAGCACTGCTGACACCTTTAAAGTTGCTTTTGATGATATCATGTCTGGAAAGCTTGCTGTTGTGATCAATCAAGCGCTATATGATAAGGAAACGGGAAAGCCATTGTATGAGTTCTTTAATAATGACATCGAAAAATGTTACAATGTTGTTAAGGCAGCATTGGAATCTGTTGAGAGTCTTAAACATGCTTTTGATATGGAAATAGGTATTTATACAGCCCCTGATAAAAAAGAACGTATGATAACGGATGAAGTGGAAGAAACCAAAAACGCGGTAATGTCAAAATGTGAGTTGTGGGTGGAAACTATTAACGAATGTTTAGAAAAAGTTAACGCACATTATAACCTTGACATTCGCGCACGTTTGCGGTATCCTTACAATAGAGGGGGTGAGCAGCGTGAGAACAATTATTCCAATATCAACTCTGTATGACTATGATAATAGTATCTTTAACGATATATATGTTAAAGGTGTTTCAAAAGATCAACTTATTGAACATTTTTTGCTTTCATATGGAGATTTGACACCTGTTTACCAGGAGCCTACTTATTTAAGACGGCACATTACAAGTGTAGCAAAGTCGTTACAATGGACTATTGATCACTTGTGGGAAGTGACGCAGCTTGAATACCATCCTATAGAAAATTATGATAGGATGGAAAGTTGGACTGACAGCGGAAACGGCACTTTTCAAAAAGGCAAAGTGAACACAGAGGAAACTTACCAGAAGGGAACTGCAACAACGACTTTTGGTAAGATATCTGATGCAACTCATAAAGTCGCCGCTTTTAACTCAAGTACTCCTGAGGTGGCAAACACTGACAACATAACAGACAGCGGAAGTGATACACAAAGTTTTGGGGTTGATACTACAACTGGAAGTGTTACCAATGGTTTGGATGAGTCAACCACAAGCGGAACACATGAGGGAAGGATTCATGGGAACATAGGTGTTACAACTTCGCAACAAATGATGCAAGCGGAAATTGATCTGACTAAAGCTTACAATTTTCTTGATGAGGTGTGTAAGCTGTATGCAGATAGACTTTTGATAGGAGTGTGGTGATATGGAAATTATGAACACAATTGCGCAAATAGCACAAATGGTTGGTGTACCGTGTGTTTGCCTCGGCGCTGTAATGTGGTATGTAAACGCACTTGACGTGAGACAGAGAGAAGAAAGAAAAACATGGTATGAGAAGCACGACCAGGAAAGTGCAAAGTGGGTTGACGCATTGAACAATAACACTAAGGTGATAACCGAACTGTTGACAATAGTAAAAGAAAAGGAGAATTAAGCTATGATTTATGATATTCCAGATAAGAACGTTGCTTATATTGCTAAGGCTAGAGAGCTTTACAAAAACCGTGACAAGTACGCTTACCTTTACGGAGCGAAGGGGCAGAAGTGTACACCTGAGGTTTTCGAGGCACTTTGGGCGGCGGAGCCAAATTATTTTAAAAAGTATAACGCTCAACAGAAAGCGCAAATCAAGGCTTTCTGTTTAGGAAAGACAGTGATTGATTGTAGCGGCTTTATCAACCTTGTAACAGGGAAATTTATGTATTCGACAGCATACATAAACAGCTGCACAAATATAACGACTCCTGACAAGACTAAAGACGGAGATTTACTGTATACAACTTTTGGCGGCACTGGTAGGCACATCGCCCTCGATATAGGACACGGCTTTTTTATGCATTGTGGGCGAGAAAATGAAACCATTTCAATAGGTGTTATTGAGGGGTATGGTTGGGAAAAAGGAGGTATGCTATAATGGAAGTTATGATAAAAGGTAATAACATACGTATAACATTAGCAGAGGCAGAAAATAGTATTGTATATACATTGCCAGATGGTTACTCGTACGAAACATTTCTGTTAACTGGATTTCAAAATATCAACTACATCAATCCCCTATGCAAAGCAAATCAAGGTGCAACTTTAACGTTTTTAAAAACGATAGCGCAGCAACAGCAAGCGCTGTTATAACAATAGTTAAGTTTGGTCAAATTCCAGATGCACATTATTTTGATAAGGCTTTGAACCGATTTTAGTTACTGGTGAGGACGGCAACGAGTACAACGTGATTCCTAGCGATCAATTTAAATAAAAGGCGGTGATTAAATGGCATTTTCAAATTTTCCGTATACAGATTTTCACAATTTAAACCTTGATTGGCTACTGGAAACTGTAAAGGATCTTGATACCAAATGGGATGAATACTATACACAGTGGAACAAATGGCAAACAGAAGTTCAAAATTATATTGATAATTTGGACTATATAGCAGCCATTGACCATTATCTTGATGCTTTAAAGGCAAGCGGTGAATTGTCTGATATTATTGATACATGGTTAACAGATTATGGATTGATAACAATTGGCGACTCATACGGTGAAGGATATACACCTGACGGCATGGTGAAACCGTGGTGCGACATTTTGCATGAACAGTATTTTAGTGATGCTAGCTTTTACGTAAATAAAAGTGAAGGCGGAAGTGGTTTTGGCGCTAATACTCACTTCTCTGTTCTGCTATCAGAAGCAATAACAGGCCTTTCTGATAAGCAAAAGAAGCAGGTGAAATATGTCGTTGTTGCAGGCGGTTGGAATGATCAATTTATTGCAGCTTCCACGGTCAACTCTGGTATAAAAGATACTATTGCTTTAATGTCACAGTTACCAAACGCAACGCTTTACATCGGTTGGATCGCGACACCTATCATCGGTTTTACTAGTGTTGCAAAAGTTAAAGCATACAATGAAATCAAAACACTTTACGAGACCTACTGGGGAAAGTTTAAGTTTTTAAGCGGTGCTGATAGTGCTTTGCGTTGGACTAGTGTACTTGCTCGCGACAATATCCACCCAAACGCTACTGGGCAATTTTCAATTGCAGATATGATTTATAAAGCAATAGGCGGATATGCTGCCTGGAATCGGAGCGGCGACTTTGCGCTTGACGGGGTTGATTGCACACTGAATGACTACAAAATGCCTGTTGTGTTGACTAATACCAACGCACATTGTAGCTTTAGGCATGTGGCTAGCTTTCTTGATTTGGCTTTCAGTCCAGCCAAGAATTTCACAAATGCCGCTGTTAAAGTTATGAGTCACAATCTTTCTTTTGTAAATGAACAAAGTATCTGCAACTGTAATGCTATTGTTCATGATAAAAGCGGTTATCATCAATGCATGGCTGTTCTTACCATCAATCCGTTCGATGCTACACAGGTTGACAGCGGTAGTATTTATATTAGACTGGTTGATATAAGCGGTAGCGGGTACGCTACTTTCACAAGTGTGACTGAAATCCAATTGTATGGTGTCGAGTTTAATATTCCATTAAGTTAAGAAAGAGGGGCTTAAGCCCCTCTTTTGTTATTTTCTTTCTACTGATATTACTGTAACGTGACTGACAAACGGTAGTTTTGATATATAGTCAATAGCAGAATCACTCGCTTGTCTTGCATTATATCCAATACATTGATATCGTCACTTTCTGTATTCAGAAAGGCTACTTCCACCCAGTATGTGTGCCTCATCGTTCTCATTTCTTTACTCCTTTTACACTGATTATTGTGTAGCGTTTAGTATCTGAAAAGTAATTACACAATCTAAACTTTATCTTTGCAGCAAATTCACTGTCTGCCTTACAGCTAAAAAAGTCATTTTCATTAGTATAGTTATCATGATATTGTATAATATACTGATTTTCTTGTAATATCTCAATTTCTATTTTTGTAAAAGTCCAACCTTGCCACATATAATTAGTAGCATAGGCAAACGCTTCTTTAAAACTTTTAGCTTTAATCATGTCACAATCGTGCTGATAATCGTTTTCTGCATCAAATCCCCAAACAGCAACTGAATAAATCATTTTATCACCCCCCTCACGAGAAAATCAAGTGATGATTTTACTGTTTCCATAAGTTGAATTTCTGCTAGTGTATCGCTTGTTGCTGTGCAATCGTAGATATACGCATACATTTTCATAATGTCATTATGAAAAAGCGGCATTTCTAAAATTTTATCCTTGCTTTCTTGTAAAAGTCTATTTTTCTTTATCTGTGTTAAATTATCCATGCTATAACCTCACTTTCTATTTTTCCACTCAATTGATTCAACTTCCAACTTGTAAACATTGGCATTTCCATAATTTTTACACTGATATGCAATAGCACCTAGTTCATTACTGTAAATCTGAAATATTAGCTGTCATAATTTTCCTTCTTTCTTCCCGTGCAACCGATAGAACAGCTATGATATTACAATCTATTTTCTGTGTGCTGTAATATATGGAGTATATAAATAAATAGTGTTTCTTCTAACCTCATCAAGCTGTCGCACGATATATGAAAACCAGAACGCTTTTAAACGATTCTGTCGAATCAGTTCGTCACATTTTCTAATTAAATATCTTCCCAAGACTTCAAATGAAATATGATTCTCACATTTGTATAAATTGCGAATACCATCTTTTAATATCTGGTTGATATTGAATACAAGCTTGCGCTTTTCGTTAAGCATATCAAAATCAATGTTGGCAAGTGTTTTAAGTGATACGTGATGCCAATTTGGATTCTTAATTGCTTTAATTTGATTATCCAGTTTTTTGCATTCATGGCAAAAATCATTATGCGCTTTAATACAACTGCCTGATTTGTAGTTATAGTCACAACATGTGTTTTGATTTGGACAACGATTGATATTTTCAATTTTTGCAATTATTGTCTTATTTGGCTGTAAAGTATCTGTATCAAAATATTGCTCTTTTCCTAAACGGCTATTCAATTCTTGCCTCACTTCCATAACTTCTTTTTTGGCTGATTCACTATAGTCTGATACAAGTCTTTCATATAAGTCTTTCATTGTTTTAAAATCTTCAAAATCGTAACAGCTTGTAATATGCGCTATCTCTCTATGGTCATGTATAAACAGACTTCCACCAACACCTCTATACACATTTAAGTATACATGATTTGCTAATTCAACTTTATATCTACCGTCAAGTGGCTTTACAGCTTTTACGGATGTATTCATGATCTTTGCTATTTCTGCAAAAAACTTATTGTAACTATTGATTCTCATAATTCCTTCTTTCTTCAAGTCTTTCCTTGAGGTCTTTGTTTTCTTTATCTTTATGATTATATAATACTGTATTACTGTTAACATATCGTGTCATAATTGTAAATAAATTGTTAACAATATATGTTTTAATTTATAAACGCTCTTTATAAATTGTCTGACAACTTGTGGGGAACTTGCACATTGTATATTATATTTAAAGAGTAT